CTGTATTCGATAAAACATTTTTAAAACCATATGATAAAGCTGAATAACATTTTGAACGAAGTAATACAAGAAGGTGGCGCTGGAGGTCATATGGCACATCCATTTGATTTTGTCAATACAGGTGCCAAACTAGCCGACGTATTTGTTAAATCCGTTAAGTCTTTAAAACAAGGAGCTGGAAGTGTAAAGATTGATGGTGTAAATGCCAGCATTCGAATGGTAAATGGACAATTTGTAATGGATCGTGGTAGTGCTAAACCACTTGATATTAAGGGAATGAGACCCGAAGATTTGTCAAGTCGTTTTGAACCAGGACACGGATTTATCAATATTGGCACAAAAGTAATTAATATTTTTGATGAAGCAATTCCCACTACAAAAACAGAATTGAAGAAATTGGGATTATTATACAATCCAAATATATTGTTTAATATTGAATACGTAGAAGGCACAACAAACGTTGTGGGTTATGGTGATATTGGTAATTTTTTAGCTATTCACGGATTAAAAGAAATCAAACCAAAAACATTCGGCAAAGATGGTAGTGTTAAATCAAGAGTAGCTACTGAAATTCCTTACGATAAAAATGTAATGCAATCTTATATAAACAAATTAAATAAGGTTGCTATGAAGTATGGTTTTAAGGTATTGGGTAGCGTTGATACTACTTTTAAATCGGAACCAAAACTAGCTAGTGTTTTATCACAGCCAATTACGTTATACCCTACAAGTACACCTGTGACTAAATCACTTAAGGATTGGTTGAAAACTGTTAAAATACAAACTCCACTTATTACTAGAGAACAATTTATTCAGGCAAGTAATAGTAAAGATATATCAAAAGATTTCGCCGGTCAAGATGTAAATAAAATTGTTAATGATACCATTGTTTATTTAGCAACGATTAAATTGGGAGATGAAATATTAAAAAATGCTACCAGTGAAATTGGAGATTTAGATAAACACGAAGGTATAGTTATAAGAGACTCAAGTATTTATGGTAATCCTTTCAAAATTACAGGAAGTTTTATTATAAAAGGCCTTGAAAGTAAGTTTAAGAAATAAAATAAATACATATTTGTTATGAAAAGAGCATCAGGTAAAAGTAATCTGGGTATCGTTAAAGATTACCTAGAAGGTAATCGTCCATTCGTACAAGTTGGTTATGATCCCAATTTGGAGAACAATAAACGCAAAGAAGGTGATGAATGGGAGGATAGTTACGGACACAAGTGGGTGTGGAAAAATGGAAGCAAACGTAGAATTTCAAAACGTGCTAAGATTATTAACGAACAACGTTGTAAATGTTGTAAGATGGATGTTCGTTGGGGCAATTATTTAGATGATAGAGTTTGGCCAAAGACAGGATATTGTTACGACTGTTTTATTAACTTTCAAACCGAATTGAAAATGATGGGAATGTTTGAAGTTTATAATGAACTTCAAGATCTTAAAAATGAACGTAGTATTTTAGAAGACTATAAGAAAAAGTTTGAAGAAAGTCAAAAGTTTTGCCAAGAAAATCAAGGTAAACCTGTTGAGTTCTTGGAAGAAGACGGTTCGTTTGAAAGATGGGAAGGCGTACAAGATTATACAAAAATACTTGAAGATGTAACCAACGATTTAGTGAAAATCAACGAGGGATTGGCAGAGATTAATGCTAAAATCAAGGATTACGAAGAGAAATATGAGTCAGCCAAATCTAAGAGAAATAATAAGAAGTGAGTATAAGAAGTGTATAGAAGATCCTATATACTTCATGAAAAAATACGTTAAAATCCAACATCCTATTAGAGGTACAGTTGGATTTGAACTGTATCCATTCCAAGAAGATGCTTTACAAGACTTCGTTGATAATCAATTAAACATTGTTCTTAAAAGTCGTCAGATGGGTATTAGTACTCTCACAGCAGCTTATAGTTTGTGGTTAATGACATTCCACAATGATAAGAATATTCTGTGTATTAGTATTACCCAAGAAACAGCGAAGGAAATTGTTACCAAAGTTAGATTTGCTAACGATAACTTGCCATCTTGGTTGAAAGTACCGTGTGTAGAAGACAATCGTTTATCACTTCGTTTAAAGAACGGATCGCAAATTAAAGCCGTATCGTCCGCTGGCACTGCCGGTCGTTCATCAGCACTATCGTTACTAATCATTGACGAAGCTGCATTTATCGATGGCATCGAAGAAATTTGGTTATCAGCTCAATATACACTGTCTACTGGTGGTAGAGCTATTATATTGAGTACTCCAAACGGTGTAGGTAATTTCTTCCATAAAACTTGGGTAGAAGCTGAAGAAGGTAAGAATAATTTTAAGACTATAAGATTGCCATGGCATCTGCATCCAGAAAGAGATCAAGTTTGGAGAGATAAACAGACCGAATTGTCTGGTGTAAAAGGTGCAGCACAAGAATGTGATTGTGACTTTAGTACATCTGGTAATCAAGTTGTAAGTGTGGATGTTCTTGAGTTTTACAAACAAACATATTTAAAAGATCCCGTAGAAAAACGGGGTAATAATCAAGATTTATGGATATGGGATTATCCCAATTATAGTAAAAACTATCTATTAACAGCAGACTGTGCAAGAGGAGACGGTGGAGATTTTAGTGCTTTTCATGTTATAGATGTAGAAACGATGGAACAAGTTGCTGAATATAGAGGGCAACTAACAACCAAAGATTATGGTAATCTATTGGTTAGTGTTGCAACCGAATATAACAATGCTTTGTTGGTAGTAGAAAATAATAACGTGGGTTGGGGAACACTTCAACAGATTATAGACCGAGATTACCAAAATACATTTTATAGCGCAACTGATCTTACTATAGTTGATGTTGAAAAAACATATAGTAACAAATTGCACGCACAAGATAAAAAGTTGGTGGCGGGATTTACAACTACTAGTAAAAACAGACCGTTAATTGTAAGTAATTTAGAGTTATTCTTCAGACAAAAACAAGTCATTATGAAGTCTAAAAGACTGTTTGAAGAATTGAACGTGTTTATATGGAATGGACCAAAAGCTGAGGCAATGAGAGGTTATAACGACGATTTAGTGATGTCTATGGGTATTGGTTTGTGGGTTCGTGAAACTGCTCTTAGACTACGAAACGATCAAATAGCTTATAACAAAGCAATGATTTCTAAAATATCTAAGGTTACTAGTCCTGTTACTGTTCAAAAGGATGTAAGCCCTATTGCTGACCATCATAAGACGATGGATTTTACGGTAAACAATAAAAAAGAAAGTTTAACTTGGTTATTGTAAATACTTATATAATAGAATAATATATGTCAGATCAATCATTTCAGGAATTAAGAAATCGTTCATTATTTGCACGTTTGAAACGTTTGTTTTCAAACGACGTAATTGTTCGTAATATCGGCGGTAAGAAATTAAAGGTAATTGATACTGATGAGATTCAATATGCTACAGATCGTAATAGTTTAAGAGATCGTTTTAATAGATTACGTACAACTTCATATAATCAATATACAAGAGATTTCAATTTATCATATCAAAGTAGTCGTGTAGAACTATTTCGTGATTATGATACTATGGATATGGATCCAATTCTAGCATCTGCATTGGACATTTACGCAGATGAATGTACAACTAGAAATGAAATGGGAGAAATTCTTCAAATCAAATCTACAAACGATGAAATCAAGAATATTCTACACAATTTGTTTTATGATATTCTAAACATCGAATTCAACCTTTGGAGTTGGACTCGTTGTATGGTTAAATACGGAGATTTTTATCTACGTTTACATATTAGTCCTGAATATGGTGTATACATGGTAGAACCATTGAGTACTTACTATGTAACCCGTGTAGAAAATGCCGTATTAACAAATAAAAGCTTTGTTAAATTTCAAGTTAATTTGCCATACGGAAATAAACTTGAAGATTTAGAAAATTATCAAATTGCACATTTTAGATTGTTGAGTGACAGTAACTTCTTGCCATATGGTAAGAGTATGTTGGAAGGTGCTCGTCGTGTATGGAAACAATTAAGTTTGATGGAAGACGCAATGTTAATTCATCGTATCATGCGTGCTCCTGAAAAACGTATTTTCAAAGTTGATATTGGTAATATTCCTCCAAATGAAGTTGATAATCATATGGAACGTATTATGAACCAAATGAAAAAGACACCATATTTGGATCAACAAACAGGTGATTATAATTTACGTTTTAATCTACAAAACATGGTAGAAGACTTTTTCTTGCCAGTTCGTGGTAGTGATAGTGGTACCAGCATTGATAATTTGCCCGGTCTTGAATGGACTGGTACAGATGATATCGAATATCTACGTAATAAGATGATGGCAGCACTTAAGATTCCAAAGGCATTCTTGGGATACGACGAAAGTTTAAGTGGTAAAGCTACATTGGCAGCAGAAGATATTCGTTTTGCTCGTACAATTCAACGTGTACAACGTATCATTGTTAGTGAATTAAATAAGATTGCGGTTATTCATTTGTATTCACAAGGATATAGAGATGAATCGTTGGTAGATTTCACATTAGAACTAACCAATCCATCTACTATCTTTGAAAAAGAAAAGATTGATGTTTGGAAGAGTAAGGTTGAAGTTAGTAAAGACATGCAAGAAAATAAATTCTTCAGTAAAAAGTGGATTTATGAAAATGTATTTAGTCTTACAGATCAAGATATGATTGAGTTGCAAAAACAACTTATTGACGATGCTAAGGGAACTTATAGATTCAAACAAATCGAAGAAGAAGGTAACGATCCAGCAATTAAGTTCTTACAATCAGCTGATAAAGAAGAAGGTGGTGGCGAAGGACCGGGTGCAGATATGGGTGGAGGTGGACCAGGTTCAGATTTGAGTTCAGAAACACCTCCTGATACTTCAGCTGAAACCCCACCTTCTGAAAAACCAAGTGGAGAAACCGGTGGAAAAGAAAGCAAACCAGCTACACCACCAAAATTGGCAGAACGTGATCAAACTGGTAGAAAAGATGCGTCCAAATATAGATTTGGTGAAGATCCATTGGGTACATTAGAGAACAACAGACGTAGTGATTTATCAGTAACACACAAGTATAAAAATAAATCTCCGTTATCATTAGAATCTCTCAGAGGATTAACTAGTATGTTGAACACCGTGGAAGAAGAAAAGAAAATTTTAAGAGAAGGAGAAGAAAAATCCTTTATGGATGAAAGAAATATAAAAGAATAAACACAAATCCTATATATTTATGGAGTTCTGATATATTTATAAATAATATTAATATTATGCATAAGAAAGCAAAACATTCAAAATTCAAGAATGCTGGAATATTGTTTGAACTTCTTACGCGTCAAATTACTGCAGATATTTTGGCGGGTAGGGATGAGACGTTTACTAAAAATTTGATGTTTAAGTACTTCCACGAAAGTAAAGAACTTGGCAAAGAAGCACAGTTATATAATTTTGTACTACAACAAACCAGCAAGGATACAAACGCAGCCGAACGTATTCTAAATGTAGTATTACAAACACGTTCCAAACTAGACGAACGTGAATTGAACAAACAAAAATATAACGTCATTAAAGAGATCAAAGAAAAATATAATATTGATGAATTTTTAAAGAACAAAATTCCCAATTATAAGTTGTATGCTTCGATTTATAAATTGTTTGAAAACCAAGCTGAGCAAGAAGTTAAATTTGACGTATCTGAACTATTGGAGTCCAGAGAATATATCGTTGAAAATTTAACCAAAGAAAAGAAGAGTGACGAAGAAAGTTTGGATGTTTATGGAAGTCAGAGTGCAGAAGTGAGATTGTTAGCTTATAAGTTCTTGATAGAAAATTTCAACACTAAGTATAGTAATTTGTTACCAGCACAAAAGAAACTACTTAAGGAGTATATCACAAATATTAGTAATTCAAGTAAGTTTACTAAATTTGTTAACGAAGAATACAAAAGAGTCAGTGTCATTCTAAAGGAAAATCTTCAAACGATCAATTCGGATATAGTTAAGATTAAAATCACCGAAGTTGTAAATCAATTTTCCAATAAAAACGTAGTGGGTGTAGTAAAGGAAAATCAACTAACTTCATTGTTAAATGCATATGAATTGGTTGAGGAAATTGAAAAGATAAAGAATGAAGTCCCATCTAAAACACAAAATTAAGAAGCTTTTAACTAAATTAAGAGCCAAAAACGAAGCCAGTACAACGGGGACCGCACCTGTTGCTTCTGGTCCAGTTGCTGTAGGTGGTGACGCTGCTAGAACTCCATTTGCTTTTTCTAGAAGAGGAGCAAGACCAGCTACATATACACAATTAGGATATAAATTGGCAAAACCAGTAAAAAGAAGTCCTGGGTATAAGTT